GTTTTTCCAGTGAGTGTCTCGCTGGTATTTCATGTTGGTTCTTCCCTTCATTTTCATAATCTTACTGTTTTCCGCTTCTTTTGTCCCCGATGTTACTTATCTTACACCAAATGGGCCCTATCGCATTGCGACTGGTAGCCATGTTAGACGAGTTGCCTCTGGAATACAGGATGGTATCATCGAGCGTGTCGGTGGTCATGACTTTATGGCTGCTGTACAAAATTCACTCGATACCTACGATACCACCTTTGGGCAAGACGTGTATTTCGGTTGGCGTGATGTTAGGTGCTGGTTTGGTCTTCGTCACACGTACGATTGGCCATTTCGCAGTGAGCAATGTATTTGGTTTGCTGATAGGAGCGATGTGTGGTCCGTTGTGTGGATCGCGTTTTGCTTCATTGCCGGCCTTATTGGTGGTGTATCGTATCGTCTCTATTTGTGGCGTGCTGAATTTATTGGCAACACTTATAGCAGTGCCTATATTGATTATTTGTGTAGTTGGTGCGAACAGCCCACACACGTCAGTAGCAATGTAAGGCAGACGTTCGTAAACTCACCCAATGTTCACAATCCTTTCCGTCCCCAAAATCACTCACATCCAGAATCCGCCCGTCTGCGTACCGATAGCAGACGTACAATGGAACTGGTGTGTTCACAATTAGGTCTTCGCCCGTATATGTTGCAACAGAGCACGTCCGATCAACGCAAAGGACTTGCTGGCTGTCGCACATATTTCTGGGGTAAGGATGTTTCAAGTACCCGATCAAATTTTTCCCCAGCGCCTGATGATGTAATATGCGCTGTTGATGTTGACATGTACTTAGAAATGCCCCAGATGCTTGCTAGGCATCCCGCGATTTACTTGATATCCACTTTTCAGCCAACTGCTGCTGCGTATGCAGGGGTTGAATACAATTTCACTTTCGATGAGCTTAATAATGTCAAATACACCGTAGGCGGAGGTTCCGAATACACACATCCAGTGTGGAACTATAAGTCTGACATATTGATTGCTCGCGCCCCTCTGTTTTGTTCCTTAGCTTGGAGAGTTACAACTTATAACGTTGACCGTAAATATATTGATGAGCACCATTCCATCATATGTCTTACGCCCATCAAAACGTTTATCTCTCCATTCACTCCACTCACCTCATTCCTCGGCGGCAAAACGCTGGAGCGTTTGAGAGTGGTGGATGGTGATTATGCACGCATAGCTTCTGTTAGTCCGCAAGGGCTGCAGATGTCTACTGCGATTTTGGGACAATATGCAGCGGCCACCATTCCAATGGTTACAGATAATGCAGTGTGGAACACATCGGCTCTTAGTGGAGTTAAGCTCACTACGGCCCAGGTGCGCACGGCAACTGGTATCAATGATGTAGCACAGGCTACAGTGCTCACGGCCTATCATAGAGCCGCTGAAAGCACGTCAGACTTTGACTCAGTGTATCCAGCTTCTGAATCCATTAACAAGTATCAGTTCGATATACCCATGTACGACCCTGAGGCCACAAATTCATTGAAGGCTTTCATGAACCCAATCGTACTCGGAGCATATTCTCCTGACAACTGTTTAGGTAATGACAAGGCAGCTGTACAAGGTCGCATCACCGATGTGGTTCCGCCTGATTTGGAAATGACTCCATTCATCCAGAACTGTATAGATGAGTTCGTCGAGTTCCTGATCCCTGAAGATCAAAAACACACACATCACCCGGTTGACCTAGATCACGTCTACGAACGACAACGCCGCCCGGCTCAGGTGCAGATATTGAAAGCAGCTGAAGTCGCGGTTGGCGATGTTGACGAATCTACTGTTGAGACAATGCAGAAAGGTGAGGCCTATGCTCATCCAAATCATCCACGCATTATCACAAACATACCTGGTATCAACAAATTACACTACTCATCCTTTATTTATTCGTTCACAGAAGCATTGAGAGCCACCAAGTGGTATGCCTTCAGCAAGACACCTGCGGAAATTGCAGCCAGGATAGTCGAGATTGCGATGTTGGCAATTGCATGGATAACTCTCACCGATTTCTCAAAGATGGACGGACGCGTTAGCAAATTGTTGCGTGTATTGGAAAGGGTAGCAATGTTGAGGTGGTTTCACCCAGACTGTCACAAGCGTCTGGTTGATCTCATGGAAAGTCAGAAAAATAGGCGTGCACGAACAAAATTTGGCAAAAAGTATATGACACTCATGGCCAGATTGTCCGGGTCGCCCGAAACAGCTGATTTTAACTCGATGGACGATGCATTCATAGCGTACATGAGTTACAGGAAACAAGGGTTAACTCCAAAAGAAGCTTGGGAGAAGCTTGGGATCTTTGGAGGTGATGACGGTGCTACAGCAGACGCCGAACCAGCCATCTTTTCGACGGTGGCAACATCTGTTGGTCAAGTCCTAGAAGTAAACAAAGTGAGACGTGGTGAACCAGGCGTCAACTTCTTGGCTAGAATCTTTGGTCCCCATGTATGGACAGGGGCCCCTGATTCTATGTGTGATATTATGAGACAAATGTCCAAGTTTCACACAACGGTCCATTTACCATCAAACATTAGTGCGTTAAATAAGTTAGCTACCAAGGCTTTCGCGTACAGCTTGTCAGACTCACAGACACCCGTAATGGGTGAGATCTGCAATCTCATACTCGCGCACTATCCTGAATTGGTCACGAAAGATGTCGTCGACCCAGAACGCAGAGCCAAAATTGGAACATATTTTGCATATCACCCCAAGGACGTTCAGTTTCCCAATACATACGGAGACTGGATGTGTGATGTGTTAGATAAGGAGATTCCAACCTTTGACATGACCAAATTCCGGAAATGGTTGGTCAA